TGAGAAAAAATCTTTCGATTTTAAACCTAAATTTGAAACAAAAAGTATCGAAGACCTTCCAGATTTTATCGAAAATATCACAAATCTAGATGTAAATCATCCGGCAGTACTATATTGTAAAAGTAGAAAACTACCAGATTATAAATTAAAATACATCTACTATATTGATGATGTCTCAAGAATTACAGAGGTAGTAGAGAAATATAAGAATCGAATTAAGACTAACGAAGGTAGGATCGTATTACCATTTTATTCAAAAAATAATGATATAGTAGGATTTACTATGAGAGCGATTGATAAAAATCCTCTTAGATATATAACTATTCGACTTCGTGAAGATGAACCTATGATATATGGATTAGAACGGATTAATTTAAAGAAAAAAGTTGTATGTGTAGAAGGTCCTATTGATAGTTTATTTTTGTCTAATGCAGTTGCTGTCAGTGGTGCTGACATGAAGAAAGCCACGGAGATTTTACCAAAAAACACTATTTACGTTTTTGATAATCAACCTAGAAATAAAACTATTTGTAATTTACTTGACAGAATGATAAGAAACAATTATACTGTTTGTATCTGGCCGAATAATCTCTATGGTAAAGATATCAATGATATGGTTTTGACTGGATACAGTGTCGAGAAAATTATATATAATAACTCATATTCAGATCTAAGTGCTATGTTAAAATTTAATGAATGGAGAAAAGTGTAATGTCATGGCCACATAAAAATAGACCAAGAAAAGGTCGTAGAAAAATTGGATCAACCAAACGTAAGAATGCCAGTAAAAACCGTAAGAGGAAATAATGGATAAAGAGTTAATTGATAAAGGCACTTACTATGAAATCAAGGACTATGACCCAATCATAGAACGAGATGAAAATGGTAATGTTATTAGTGTTATTAACTGCCCTTATATTCCAAAGTTTCTTGTTGATGGGGATGAGAGGAAATAATGTTTAACGAAAAACATATGTTCTATATAATTATAGCTAGAATAACCATAATTATGGCTATTCTTATTCCTATGAATGTTAACGCAGAAGAAATCAAAATTAAAGATATATATAAAACCCAACAAAGAGCGATACCTAAAGTAGAAACTGTATGTACAGATAGACAGGTTCCGATATATAATAATCAACAATCATCTGATGGTTCTTCAATTTTAGGAACTATCATTGGTGGTGTAACAGGTGGATTACTTGGATCTACAGTAGGTAAGGGTACAGGAAAGAGTGTTGCTATAGGTGGTGGTGCTGTTGCTGGTGCTTTAGCTGGTAATCAAGTTGGTAAAAACATGGGTAGTAGTAATGATGTTGTTGGATATCAGAATGTACAAAAATGCACTCCTCATACGAGGTATGATTATGTAAATGAAGAAATATATAGTCATAGCGAAATCACTTTCTGGTACAATGGACAATATAAAACATTAACATTTATTAAGTGAGGTTTTATGAAATATTTTGATTATAGTACAAAATTGGTATCTATTACAAAACCAGTGATTGAACAATGTGAGACTTCAGAAGAACTAATCGCTTATTGCGCTAGGGTATCAAATCCCGAAAATCAGATGAATAATGAGACTGCGAATAAACTTTTACAATATTGTAAGAAAAATTCGCATTGGTCAGTATTTGAAATGGTAGATGCGACTATTGAGATTAAATGTACAAGAGATATTGGTAGACAAATCCTTCGTCATAGATCGTTTAGTTTTCAAGAGTTTAGTCAAAGATACGCACAAGCACAGGAGTTTACATGGAGAGAACCAAGACTACAAGATAATAAAAATAGACAGAATAGTATAGAAGGTGTAGACAAAGACACTAGAGATGCATGGCAATTGATACAGACAAATGCCTTAGTTCAGGCCAAGAAAGATTATCAATGGGCATTGAATATGGGCATTGCTAAAGAAGTAGCTAGATCGATATTGCCAGAAGGTCTTACAATGTCTACGATGTATATGAAAGGTTCATTGCGTTCATGGATTCATTATTGTGATCTTCGTATGGGTAATGGTACACAAAAAGAACACAGATTAATCGCAGAAAGTTGTTGGCAACTACTATCCGAGAAGTTTCCAACCGTATTTTTAGAGGGAAATTAAATGCAAAATCATCTTCCAACCGAATATCAACAGTTTATTCATCTATCACGTTATTCACGTTTTATGTGGGATCAGGGTAGACGTGAGAGTTGGACCGAGACAGTAGGTCGTTATTTTGATTTCTTTGAAGAAGATCTACAAGACAAACATAATTTTAAGTTAAGTAAGAAGGATAGAGACGAACTAGAAGATGCTGTATTAGATCAAAAGGTAATGCCCTCTATGCGATGCCTTATGACTGCTGGACCAGCATTGAAGAAAGAGAATGTTGCCGGTTATAACTGTTCATATCTTGCGATTGACCGTGTTCAAGCGTTTGATGAATTATTGTATATTCTTATGAATGGTACTGGTGTAGGATTCTCAGTAGAACGTCAGTTTGTTACTAAACTTCCCGTTGTTGCTGAGGATTTCTTTGATTCAGATGTAGTAATCACAGTAGCAGATTCTAAGATTGGTTGGGCAAAGGCACTCAAGGAACTTATTGCTCTTCTCTATCAGGGTCAAGTACCTTCTTGGGATACCTCTAAGGTACGTCCGGCTGGAGCACCATTAAAGACTTTTGGTGGGCGCGCATCTGGTCCAGAACCACTTGAAGATCTTTTCAAGTTTGTAACCTCAATTTTCCGTGGAGCTGCTGGTCGTCGTTTATCTTCGCTTGAATGTCATGATATCGTATGTAAGATTGCTGAGATTGTAGTTGTAGGCGGTGTTCGTCGTAGTGCTCTTATCTCACTATCTAATCTATCTGATGATCGTATGAGACACGCAAAAGCCGGTCAGTGGTGGGAACAAAATCCACAAAGAGCACTTTCAAATAACTCAGCATGTTATACAGAGAAGCCTGATATCGGTATCTTTATGGAAGAATGGTTATCCCTATATAATTCTAAGTCTGGTGAACGTGGACTATTCAATCGTGAATCTGCAAAGAAACAGGTAGCAAAGACAGGTCGTAGAGATGTAGATCATGAGTTTGGTACTAATCCATGTTCAGAGATTATTCTGAGAGACCGTGAGTTTTGTAATCTTTCAGAAGTTGTGATTCGTTCTACAGATAGTCTAGAAACACTAAAGGAAAAGGTACGTCTTGCTACTATTCTTGGAACGTTTCAGTCAACATTGACAAACTTTAGATATCTATCAAAGAAGTGGAGAGAGAATTGTGAAGAAGAACGTCTTTTAGGTGTTTCGTTAACAGGGATTATGGACAATGATCTTACAAATGGAAAGAGTGAGAAGAGAGGTAACGTTAAGACTCATCAAGTTCTACAGGAACTTAAAACCGTCGCAATCGAAACAAACAAAGAGTGGTCTAAGAAAATCGGCATCCCACAGTCAGTTTCGGTTACTTGTGTTAAGCCTAGTGGCACTGTTAGTCAACTTGTTGATGCTGCCAGTGGCATTCATGCACGACATAATCCTTATTATATACGGACAGTGCGTGGCGATAAAAAAGACCCTCTGGCGATCATGATGAGAGATGTTGGTTTTCCTGTTGAAGATGATGTAATGAAACCAGAACATACTTATGTGTTTTCATTTCCAATGAAGTCACCGGATAGTTCTGTGTTTCGAACTGATATGTCTGCAATTGAACAGTTGGAACTATGGAAGACTTATCAAGACGCTTGGTGTGAACATAAACCTTCTGTAACTATTTCTGTCAAAGAACATGAGTGGTTAGAGGTTGGTGCGTGGTGTTATGAAAATTTTGATTATATGTCCGGTGTATCATTCTTACCATTTTCTGATCACACATATCGTCAAGCACCATATCAAGATTGTACTGAAAACGAATATCAACAACTACTAGAGAAGATGCCAAAGAATGTGGATTGGGCTCTTCTACAGAATTATGAGACAACTGATCTAACACTTGGAGCGCAGGAAATGGCTTGTGCCGCTGGAGGATGTGAAATTATTTAAAAGATTAAAAGTAACTCGGAGTATCAAATGGAAACGATAACATGTGAGGAGTGCGGAGCAGAATTTGATATACAACATAATGAAATGAATAAGGTCTTATACTGCCCATTCTGCGGAGAAGTCATACAACAAAATGAAGATTTTGATGAATGGGCAGAAGACCAAGAATTTTGGGATGAAGAAGACGAATAATGTATGATAATCCTTGGATGTACCAAGGAGAAGTATTTGATGAGAATTTAGTTGACAGGTATCATGGTTTCGTTTATTGTATTACTTGCCCCGATGGTAGAAAATATATTGGTAGAAAGACATTTTGGTTCATGAGAAAAACTCGTGGGGCGAAGCGGCGTAGTCGTATCGAAAGTGATTGGCGTGATTATTATGGTTCCAGTGATGTTGTGAAAGATCTTATAAATCAATCTGAGACAAGTAATTTTCAAAGAGAGATACTATCATTACATAAGACTAAAGGTGAAATGAACTATACTGAAGTTAAAGAACAGTTTCAGAGAAATGTTTTAGAATCGTCGGAATATCTCAATGATAACATCAATGGCCGGTATTTTAAGTCGAGAGTGGAGAAATGGTTAGAATAATGGAGCTGAATATGCAAAATGAATTGCCAGATCATTTGGGTGGTCAAAATGGTAGGAGTTGGACGGATGATGGATCGCTTAATATTATGTGGAATCTTGGTTGCCGAAAGATGCTTGATGTCGGCTGCGGATTTGGAGGTCAAGTTAAATTAGCAGAATCTCTTGGATGGGAATCTTATGGCGTTGATGGTGATTGGACAGTCCTTCCTAAAGAATCCAATTTTCATTTAAATGATTATACAAAAGGAAGTCCTACTTTAACTTATGAAGTTGATTTAATTTGGTGTGTAGAATTTTTAGAGCATGTAGAAGAAAAGTATATGGACAACTATATGTCTACATTTCAAGATAGTAAAGCAAAATATCTTATCGTCACCCATGCTGTACCAGGACAAGCCGGTCATCACCATGTTAACTGTCAAGAGGAAGATTACTGGCTAGATGCTTTCAAAAGATATGGATTTGAATATGATGAAACACTTACTAAACAAATTCGAGAAGAATCTACTATGAAAAAACCTTTTGTTGCCAGAACAGGATTAGTATTTAAGAGGAGTTAATAATGTTGTATAATGATGTATATAAAAGTTCTCATAAAACTCTTGATAGGTATCCTCTAAATGATTTAGATTTAACTGAGAAAGGTATTCATCTATATAGAAAACTTCAGGCAGAAATTAAACACTTTCAAAGATTAAAACAAGTTGACAAAGAGAACTTAGACTATTATAATGTAGGATTAATAGTTCATAAAGGATTTGTTGGTTCTAGTGTTGACGTTGAAAGGGCTTTAAAAGAATTCGAAAATTTCGAGGTAGCGGTATCTAAAAATTCTAACAATATTCTTTCAATGAATAGAGATAAGTCTAGATTATTATATAATATATCATTACTAATCTATCCCCACATTTATAAACTTATTGGAGGAGATGAACGAGAAGTAGAAACCAAGTTCAGAAATAACACATTTGCTCAAATCGTAAGAAATAGACCAGGAGATGACGATCATCAAAAATTAATGCATCTAGATACATACTTTCCTGCAATCAAGTTTTGGTGGTTTCCAAAGAAAGTCGATGATGGTCCATTAATGTTTGCTAAGGGTAGTACAAAATCAAACGAAAAAATGCAGATGTGGTATTATCAACAAAGTGTAAAAGCGTGTAAAAAAGAATACGAAGAGTGGAGAGCAAAAGATCATTATGAAGGATCGTTTAGAGTAAGTGAAGAAGAATTACAAGAGATGGGTTATGAAATGGAACCCATCTACGTAAACGAAGATACATTAGTTATTGCTAATGTAGGTGGTTTTCATTCCAGAGGTAATACAAAAGAATTGAATAGAAGATTTGCTATTCATGGCAGTATAAGATTAGATAATCCATTGGGAGATACAATATATGTTAAAGATATACTCAAAAGTTTATCCAGATAAGTTATGTCATATGGTATATCGTTCTGACGATTTATCAGAGAATAGAGAAGATGTTGCACCAGAAGATCAATTTATTCAAGTCTCGGCTTTAAAATTAGAAGCAGGAAAGACGTTTCGACCACATAGACACATTTGGAAAAATGCCCCTAGAAAACAAGTTGTCGCTCAAGAATCTTGGTGTGTTATGGAAGGTAAAGTAAAAGCACATTTCTATGACGTGGATGATACTATTTTAGAAGAAATTGTTTTAAATTCAGGAGATATTTCACTTACTTTTGAAGGTGGTCACACATACACAATTTTAGAAAACGCTAAAGTTTATGAATACAAAACTGGTCCATATGAAGGTGTAGAAAAGGACAAGGTATTTTTAAATGGGGACGTATAACGTTCGTGGTGGACTAGGCACTCAAATACTATCACTTTATACATGTTATGCCATAGCTAAAGAAAATAATACAACAGTAAATAAAATATTGTTTAACACTGGTGGTTATTGGCAAAATTCAGATATTATAATGGATGAAGATCGTATCTTTTTCGACGACTTTTTGACGTTCAAAAAAAGACCAGAAATTACTACGGTGATTGGTACTAATAAAACCAATCCTTTCAAAGAACCTAATGTTTCTCTCTTACTTAAATGGTGGGAAAATATTAATGAATCTGAAGTTAGTTTAAATTTGAACGGTTGTGATTATGTTAATTCTGGTAAAACTGTGATTCATGTCAGACAATCAGATAGACCTTTGATACCAATTGAAGTATATGATGAAGAAATTAGACATCATAAAAATCCTATTATATTATCTGAAGACAAATCTGTACATAAAAGATATGGTATTACACCAACAAACGATACTATAAAAGATTGGATGACTATATATCAAGCGCATACTGTTATTGGAGGATTTTCTTCTTTTGCATTACTTGCTGGTATGTGGAACCCAAGTCTAAATGTTTATTTCTTTAATAAACTTTTGGCAAATCCAAATGTATCATTCGATGTCTGGAATATTATACATAAATTTGTAAAAAAATTCCCTAACATTAATTGGACATAATATAATGGAGTCTTAAAAATGAAAACTGTTTTGATACTCGGTGGCAGTGGTGGTATCGGTAAAGTTTTAACAAAAATTATGAAGGATAAATATAATGTTACATCTTTATCATCTAAAAATTTAGATGTAAGAAATCGTAAAGAATGTGATATATATTTTAAAACAAATCATTTTGATATTGTAGTAAACTTGGCAGCGTATAATGCTAATGGTTTTACACATAGCCTTGGTTATATTGATACTGCCAAACAAGTAGATACAAACGTTTGGGGTACTCTAAATGTAGTTCAACTTTGTTTGAAACATTTTATGAGAGAACGTGGTGGTAATATTATTCTCGCCTCTTCTATTCTAGCGGATAAAGCTCAAGTAGGAACTTCTATATATTCAGCAACAAAGGGATTTATAGAATCATATGTTCGTACCGTTGCCGCAGAAAATTTTAATAAGAATGTTTATATAAACGCTATTCAGTTGGGATACTTTGAAAAAGGTCTAACAGAAACTATTAGTGAAGATATTCAACAAGAGATAATGAAGAATATTCCCGCCAGACGATGGGGTAGAATTGAAGAAGTGTACAACACAATTGAATATATATTAAATACTAGTTATGTTTCTGGTCAAACACTTCGCATTAATGGCGGTCTGTTATGAATCCTGAATTAGTAGATCATGGTTCATTTTGTAAGTATAAAATAGAATCAACGTTTGGAGATTACGTTGTTCTAGATTATAACGTATTTTCTTCTGTTATTATGGATATTGGTGACTGGGTTCATATTGCTCCACAGGTTGCTATTATCGGTGGCAGGACTTCCAAGCTTGTTATGGGTCATTTTAGTGGTATCAGTGCTGGCGGCAAAGTTATTTGTGGTGGAGATGATTTTGCTTCTGGCTCTCTTATGAATCCACAAGTACCTAGTAAGTACCGAATTTCAAATATAACTACAGTAACATTCGAGCCATTTTCTTGTATTGGTGTTAATAGTGTTGTTATGCCTGGAATTACTCTAGGTGAAGGAGCAGTAGTAGGTTCAAACTCGACGCTTACTAA